AGGCGGTTGAGGCCGAGCGCCAAGCGGTTCAAGAAGCTAAGGCTCTGCGCGATCAATACGCGCAACGTCTTGAGATGATGGAGCAAATGCTCAAACCTCAAGATGAGACGGAAAACCTAGCTTACCTAAAGGAAACTGATCCTATTGGCTACTCTGTAAAGGTAGCTGAGATGGTCGAGAGGGATAAGCAACTCAATGCTGTTAGGGCTGAACGCGAGAGAATCGCACAGCAACAAGAGCATGAACGGCAACAAAGCCTTCAGAAGTATGTAGCTGAGGAAAGCCAGAAGTTAGTGGCGGCTGTTCCAGAGTTTGCAGACCCGGCTAAGGGTGAGACTTTGCGGAAGAACATCCGTGAGTTTGGAAAGAGTCTAGGGTTTTCGGATCAAGAGTTAGCGAGTGTCTATGACTCTCGTGCGGTTCTAACGCTTTACAAGGCAATGCAGTACGACAAATTAGTTGCTAGTAAGCCAGAGATTACGAAGAAAGTAGCTCAGGCTCCTAAAGTGATTAAAGCTGGCGTATCGCAGCCTAGAGATAGTAATGCTGAAGAACTGAAGAAACTTAAGGCGCGAGCTAGGGAATCTGGAAGGGTTGCTGATGCCGCAAGTGTATTTGAGAAATTTATTTGAGGTGAATCATGGCTATTTATAACGCACATACCGCTGTAGGTCAGCGCGAAGACCTGACTGATGTTATCTACAACATCTCGCCTACCGAGACTCCTTTCATGTCCTCGATTGGCAAGACCAAAGCCACTGCTGTTTACCATGAGTGGCAGACTGACTCGCTGGCTGCTGCAACGACTGCTAACGCTGCGGTTGAAGGCGCTGATGCATCTGATGCAACTCTGTCTCCTACTACTCGTCTTGGTAACTACACCCAGATTCTGCAAAAAACCATCAAGGTTTCTGGCACTCTGGACACGGTAAACAAGGCTGGTCGTAAGTCTGAGAAGGCTTATCAGCTTGCTAAGGCTTCACAAGAGATCAAGCGTGATCTGGAAACTGTGATGCTGTCTAATCAGGGTCGTGACGCAGGTTCGTCGAACTCGACTCCTCGTAAGATGGCATCTCTGCTGTCATGGATTACTACTAACTCGTCTGTTGGTTCGGGCGGTGCTGATCCTACGACTATCGGTGTTTCGACTCGTTCGGACGGTACTCAGCGTACTTTCACCGAGGCACTGCTGAAAACTGTTGTTGCTTCTGTGTTTGATTCGGGTGGTATGCCTAGCGTCCTGATGGTTGGCTCGGCTGGTAAGCAGAAGGTGTCGTCGTTTGCTGGTATCGGTGCTACTCGCTTCAATGTGACGGGTGCTAAGCCTTCGACGATTATCGGTGCTGCTGACATTTATGTGTCTGACTTCGGCAATATGTCGGTTGTTCCTAACCGTTTCATGCGTACCCGCGATGCTCTGATCCTTGATCCTGAGTATGCAGCAGTGGCGTATCTGCGTCCGTTCCAGACTAACGAACTGGCTAAGGCTGGCGACAGCGACAAGACTCAGATTCTCGTTGAGTGCACTCTTGAGGTTAAGAACGAGGCTGCTCATGGCATCGTAGCCGATCTAGATATGTCTCTGTAAAGCTCCTTCGCTGAAGAGCGATTTCCCTCGGGGCTTCGGCTCCGGGGGTTTTTTAGAAAGGACTCCTTAGTGAACTTTCGTAGCTCAGTGGTACACGCAGATGGTGATGGCGGTATCGTAATTGAAACAAAGCAAGACGTAACCGATATTCTTGAAAGGAATAAAGTTCTCCTAGAGATAGATAAAGCCAGACAGAAACCACCTGATGACTTGCACTTAGTGGCATCTATACCGTTTACGGTGATAGACGATCTAAACAAGCTAGGGATTATGAGAGGGTTTACGGTCTTAGACCAGAAAGCCTTGAATAATTGGCTGAATAAGCCTGAAAACCAAGTCTGGAAAACATATCGCGGGAAACTTTAATGTCTACTAAAAAGAAAGCGAAGGAAAAAGGTGTCACAGTTGGAGTATGTGTTCCAGCGCGTGATGAGGTACATACAGGATTTGCGTTCGACTTTGCCAAGATGGTCGGACACGATGTGAAGTTTAGGTGTGGTAACTCTGAGAATGGGTTGAAACTTTACACGATGGCAGGAACTCTGATCTTTGACCAGAGAGAAGGATTAGTAAAGGCTGCGTTATCAGAAGGTTGTGATGCAGTCTTGTTTATTGACTCAGATATGCGGTTCCCTAGCGATATTATTAGCATCATGCTAAGTCGCAATGTTCCGATATTAGGTGTCAATGCAGTAACGCGGAGAAAGCCTGTTGTTAGTACGGCTCTGAATTTAGAGTTGACTAAGGATGATGAGTCTGGGGAGATTAAAAAGACTCGTTGGCTAAAGGTAGATTCGCGTGGAAAAGAAGGAATTGAGCAGGTTACTGCTGTTGGTTTTGGTGTAACCTTGATTCGTAGAGAAGTCTTTGAGAAGTTAGGAACTCCGTGGTTTGATGCTCAGTGGTCACCGAGGGGAATCATAGGCGAGGACGTATATTTTTGTCTGAAAGCCTTAGATGAGGGAATCCCGACGTATGTTGACCATGATCTATCAAGGTACATTGGACACATAGGTACGCATGAGTATCGATGGGAAGATGTAGGGGTTACTGCTATCGAGGACTATAACGCAGGGAAATAGACATGGCGCTAACGGATTACAGTTCGCTAAAGACTTCGGTAGCAAGTTATCTGGCTAGAAGTGATCTTACTAATCAGATACCGGACTTTATCCGTTTAGCCGAGGAAAGGCTTGCTAGAGACCTTAGAACGCGCAAGATGCTCGTTGTAGCTCGCGCTAATACCACAGCTAGTGATTCCACTGTTGGACTTCCTACGGACTTCTTAGAGATGCGGGATATGCACTTACGCACGACTCCTGTTCAGTCTCTCACTTATCGTTCACCTAATGCTTTCTTTGCAGGATCGAGGACTACCGATTCTGGTAAGCCTATTGATTACACGATTCTGGCAAGTGAGATTCAGTTTGCCCCTGTTCCTGATACTGCTTACAGCGTACAGATGTTGTATTACGCCAAGCCTCAATACTTGAGCGACACGAACATTACCAATGCTTTTTTGGCAAACTATCCTGATGCTTTACTTTATGCTGCATTAGGGGAGGCAGAACCGTATCTCATGAATGATGCAAGGTTGCAGACTTGGGCTGCTTTGTATGATCGTGCGATAACTGCAATTAATACTTCTGACCAATCCAGTGAGTACGGTGGTCAGCCTATGTCTATGTCTTATGTGAGGTAAATCATGGCTGAAATGTCCAATTATCTAGAAAATGCGTTGATTAACGCTGTTCTGCGGAATACGAGTTATACGAGTCCTACAACGACTTATCTGGCGTTATATACGTCTGATCCGACTGATGCTGATACTGGCACTGAGATTTCAGGTGGTTCGTATGCTCGTCAGGCTATTACGTTTGGAGCGCCGTCTAACGGTACGTCAACGAATAGTGCTGCTGTAGAGTTTCCTCAAGCGACTGCTGATTGGGGCATTATTTCTCACGTTGCAATCCGTGATGCAGTGACTTCTGGAAATCTGCTGTTTCATACGGCTTTGGATGCTTCTAAGACGATTAATAACGGGGACGTATTCAAGATCACTACTGGCAACTTGTCGGTTCAGTTGTCCTAAGGAGTAATTAAATGACAACAATTACTTTACGGAATGTAAAGGGATCAGCCCTAAGTTTTACTGAGGTTGATAATAACTTTACGAATCTCAATACCGATAAGATTGAAGGCGTAACTTCGAGTGTAGACAGCGAACTAGCCCTTTGGAGTAGTACCACTGGTAAGGTTCTAAAACGTGCTGATCTGACTGGTATTGTTAAGGCGACTGCTGGTGTAGCTACGACTGCGACTGCTGGAACGGATTACGCTAAACCTGATACGGCTAGTACATGGAGCGCTAATCAGTCGTTTAACAGTGGCAATCTGCGTCTAAATGGTTCTTCTAGCGGTACTGCGACGTTGAATGCTCCTGCGGCTGCTGCTACGAATACTTACACGCTTCCTCCTGATGCTGCGACACTAGGCTATAGAAATGTCCCTGCTGTAGGCGCTAAAACGAGTTCCTACACGCTTGCGACTGCTGATGTGGGTAAGTACGTCGAGGTGGGTTCTGGTGGCTCTATAACGATCCCTGATGCGACGTTTAGTGCTGGTGATGTGGTTAGTATTTTTAATAATACTACTGGCGCTGTGACTTGCACCTGCTCGATTACTACGGCTTATATTGCTGGTACTGATAGCGATAAAGCGACTGTTTCATTGGCTACTAGAGGTGTTGCTACTGTGTTATTCCAGAGTGGTACTGTTTGCGTGATTACGGGCAACGTCAGCTAAGGAACAGATATGAGTGGAATCATGTTGTCATTATTAAGTGCAAAACCATCATATTTAGGCCCAACATCGGTAGAGTATTTAGTTGTTGCTGGCGGTGGTGGAGGTGCTTATCAAGATCAAGAAGCAGGAGGCGGTGGTGGTGCAGGAGGTTTTCGTACAGGCACATTATCGGTTTCTGGTGGAACCTCTTACACAGTAACGGTAGGAGCTGGAGGAGCTGGTGCGACAGTATCTGGAAACAACGGCAGCAATGGCAGCAACTCTGTATTTTCAAGCATAACTTCGGATGGTGGTGGCGGTGGCGCGAAAAAGAACACCAACGGATTAAACGGTGGATCAGGTGGCGGCTCTGGCGGTACAAATACTGGCGCATTAACTGGCGGTTCTGCTACTTCAGGACAAGGTAACGCAGGCGGTAACTCATCTGCTGTATATGGCGCAGGTGGCGGTGGTGGCGCTGGTGCAGCAGGTTCAGCAGGTGGAACAGCTCCTAGTGGTTACGGTGGAAATGGAGGAAATGGTTCTGCTTCGTCTATATCAGGAACATCTGTAACTTATGCCGGCGGTGGTGCAGGTAGCGGAGATTATGGTGGTACTGGTGGCACTGGTGGTGGTGGCAACGCAGGCGGGTATTACGATTCTGCTAACGCAAGCTCAGGAACCGCAAACACAGGCGGCGGTGGTGGCGGGCAAAGTAGAAGCTCAAACCCGTCTGGTTCAGGCGGCTCAGGCATTGTGATTATTCGTTATGCAGACAGCTTTCCAGCGGCCGCATCAACAACCGGATCGCCAACAATTACTGTAACCGGCGGTTATCGCATATACAAATGGACTGGCAGCGGTTCAATTACGTTCTAAGGTGAAGCAATGGCGCACTTTGCAAAATTAGACGAAAACAATGTTGTTTTAGAGGTTTATGTAGTTCATAACAATGAATTATTAGATAACAGTGGAAACGAAAGTGAAGCTAAAGGAATTGCGTTTTTAACTGAATGGTCTGGTGGGTATGATTTATGGAAACAAACTAGCTATAACGGTTCATTTCGCAAAAACTTTGCTGGAATAGGTTATACCTACGATGCTCAACGTGACGCATTTATTCCACCAAAGCCATTTGCTAGTTGGGTGCTTGACGAAGATACATGCTTATGGAATGCGCCTATGCCAATTCCTACTGATGGACAAAGATACTCATGGAATGAAGCTAATCAATCTTGGGATTTAGTGGATGGCTAATTACGTTGACTACGACTATTGGACTCAGGGCTATGGTGAGGGTGACCTAAGCCAACCTGATCGATATGTTGTTGCTGGTTACTGGAATGATGGATACGCCGAGTATGAGGGCGATTCAGCCTCATTTACTGGTACGGCTACGTTTATTGCGTCTGCGTTAGCTGAGAAGTACGGTATTGCCACAATTACAGGTAATGCGACGTTTGAGGCTGTTCCTGTAGACGTTATTCGTGGATCGGCTTCAATTACTGGAACTGCTACGGTAACTGCTGCTGGTAACTTTATTGTTTCTGGTAATGCTTCGGTTACTGGTGTAGCAACGGTATCGGCACTAGGTAGTTATGTGACTACGGCTGCGGCTTCTGTTGTTGCAACTGCTGTGGTAGATGCTACTGGAAACATCATAGGTTACGAATGGACGATTGTTGCGCCTGAGCCTACTACATGGGTTAAGCAATGAAGATTACTTTCGGAGAATGGTTGCCAGATCAGCCCGGAGTTACTGGTGCTGTGATGGAAGCTGTGAATTGTTATCCTGTTACTAACGGTTATGCCCCTTTACGAGATGCCGCAGACTATTCTGACGCTGCTGGAGAAACTTTGCTGCTTGCTTTTGCAGGTAAGTATGCTGGTGCTTCCACTCTATTTGCTGCTAGTGCTACTTCGATCTATAAGTTTGACTCTACCGATGCCTCACTGGATGCTGTAAAGACTTCCTATAGCTCTGTAGAGTCTTGGGATGTGACTCAGTTCGGTTCTAAGCTGATTTTGGCTAATGGGGCTAACAAACTCCAATATTGGGATTTAGGAGGCTCTACGACGGTCTCAGACCTATCTGCGGCTGCTCCTACGGCTAAGTATGTGACGGTAGTTCGAGACTTTGTAGTTGCGGCTAATGTTGGTGGTGAGGAATCTAGGGTTTACTGGTCTGATATTAATGATGAGACAGATTGGACACCTAGCACTGCTTCTCAGAGTGACTCACAGTTAATTCCTGATGGCGGGGATATTATTGGGTTAGCTGGTGGAGAGTATGGATTGGTGTTCTTGGAGAGGGCGATTTATCGTATGACCTATTCAGGAAGCCCGTATTTCTTCCAGTTTGACGCTATTTCTAGGACTCTAGGCTGTTTATCTAATGGTTCTATCGCTCAGTTCGGTGGATTGACGTATTTCTTGGCTGATGATGGCTTTTATGTCTGTGATGGTCAGACGGTTAAGAACATTGGGCTAGAGAAGGTCAATCGGTGGTTCTTTGAGAATGCTATTCCAGACCAGTTGATTAACGCTATTAGTTCTACGGTTGATCCTGTCAGGAAATTAGTCATTTGGAACTTTAAGAATACGTTTGGCGGTAGATATTTGCTCTTTTACAGTATTGATTTGGGTAAATGGAGCTATGGAACAACTGATATTTACCATCTTTCCTATGGTTACACGCCTTCTGCGACGCTAGAACAGGTGGATAACTACAATACGAACCTAGATGCACTTGATATTCCGTTAGATTCTAGGCTTTGGGCTGGTGGTCAGCTATTAGCGTTGGGTGTTCGAGAGCAAAAGATCGTTGTTATTTCAGGTGCATACAAGACTGCATACGTTGTTTCAGGGGATATAGATATTGGACGTTCTACTGTCACATTGGCAAAACCTATTGTTGATAATGGATCGGCAACAGTCGCAGTTGCAAGTAGGGATTTGCTCACAGAAACAGTTGAATTCGGAACCGCAGTAGCAGCAGACGCAGAAAACAGGGTTTCTCTGAGGTCTAATGGGGATTACCACCGGATTAAGGTTACTCCGACAGGGTCCAACTGGAAAACTATCGTTGGCGTAGATGTTGAAGTTGTGAAACAGGGTAATCGATGACTCGTATTGTTCAATTTCGGACACTTCCTGTATTTGGGGCTTCAGAGAGGGAAGTTTCAGAGGTTGTTCGTGGAATTATGGACGGTAA